AAGTGCGAATAATAAAGAGGACCACAAGAAAATCAAATCAACAAAGTTCAAAAAAGGCTTTTGTAAATATGCATGGTATGAAGAACTAGATGAGTTTTTCGGAATGAGAGAAATAAGAAGTATAAATCAATCATTGCTTCGTGGTGGAAGTGGCTACGAAGTTTTTTATTCATACAATCCACCAGAGATGATTTCAAGTTGGGTAAATGCAGAAGCTTTAATAATAAGAGCAGACAGAATTGTTCATACAAGTACATATTTGAATGTACCTGTTGAATGGTTGGGAGAACAATTTATTATTGAAGCTGAAACATTAAAAAGAGAAGACGAGCTTGCATACAAACATGAATATTTAGGAGAAGTAACAGGAACAGGTGGAGCAGTATTTACAAATATTACACTAAGAGAAATAGCAACTGAAGAGATACAAACTTTTGATAATATAGCAGACGGTATAGACTTCCGGTTATGCAGTTGACCCTGTGAGTTATGGACAGAATCATTACGACAAGACTAGAAGAAAACTTTACATATTCAATGAAATATACAAAGTAGGAATGTCAAATAAAAGGTTACATGAAGAAATACTAAAAATCAAAATAGGTAGAGCACCAATCACAGCAGATAGTGCAGAGCCTAAGTCAATAGATGAAATAAATAGTCTAGGACAATTGAGAGTATTTGGAGCAAAGAAAGGGCCAGATAGTGTTGAGTTCGGTATAAGATGGTTGCAGAATTTAGCAGAAATAATAATAGACCCTGTAAGGTGTCCGAATACAGCAAGAGAGTTTAAATTGTATGAGTACGAAAAAGACAAGTATGGAAACTACAAGAGCAGATACCCAGATATAAACAATCACACAATAGACCAGACAAGATACAGTAGAGAGAAAGACATGAAATACAATCAAACAACATTCAGTAATACGAGAATCTTATAGGAGAAAAGATATGAAAACAAGTTACATTATATATACAAATAACAGTGAAAAACTAATTGCAGAATATATAAAGCAGTTTATGGAAGAGTTATGGGTAAATGATGATGACGAACTTATAATTGTTGACGATATGAGTGAAGACAACACAGTACCTATAATAGTTCAAATGATAGGAACATTTTTTGCAGATGAAGAACACTTTAAGTTCTATATAAATACGCCTAAAAAGGGAAAAACAAAGTCTATAAAGATGGCAAAGAAGATTGCAACAAATAGGCACAAAGAAGTAATAGGAGGCTAAGAATGATACAAATAAATAATTTGGAAGAGATAGGAGCTGAAAATATAGACAACCTAGTTCGCATGATTACACCAGAATTAGAGAGCAGAAAACAATTGTGGCAAAGAATACACAGAAAAACAAATCTTTCTAATATAGTATTTAGCGCAAAAGGTAAAAAGAACAATATAACATTTGAAAAATATATATGGTTGATAGCAAGTGGATTCCTAGGTGGTAAAGCTCCAATATATACAGTAAACGATACAGCAGACCAGAATAAAGCAAAACTCATTAAAGAGGTGCTAAACAAGGAAATAGCAGAAAAAGACTATAAATCAAAAATGGAAATGTTGATAGATTACATTTCACGCTTCAATGATGATGATACAGAACATTATGAGCTAATATGTGACGCACTAGGATTAAGAGGTGCATACGAAATCATATATGAAAACAAAGATAATGAAATTGTATATTCAAGATTAGACCCATTGCAAACAGTAGCTATATGGGATTATGAAGTGCCATGTAATCTTATAGGGTTAGTAAGAATATATTCTGAGCAGGAAACAGATGGAACATTGAGACAAATCGTAGAAATAATAGACAAGAAAGGTACAAGAAAGTTCTTAAAGAGTGGTAAGGCAAACAATGAAAAAGAAATAAAAGAAAAAGGAACATATACGGAACTTACGGAAGATTATGAAAACAACAATTGGGGAGATGTTCCGGCGTTTGCAGTAGAATTAGAAGAAAGCATATTTGAAAGTGTAGTAGATACAATAATAAAATATGAAAAACTAATAAAAAACACAAGTAATATGTTCGAATATAATGACGAAGCTAAACTTGCCATATATGGTTATTCACCTGAAAATCCAATGACTAAACAAGCAACTGTTATAAACGAGAAAGGTGAAGAAGAAATAATAGACATAGTGAATCCAGCAAGAACGCTAGAAGATGAAAAAGTAATGCAATCAAAAGTATTTTATTTTCCAGACAAATCACAAGCTGGAGCAGAGTGGATTGAGAAGAATATAAATGATAGTGCAATACAAAACACATTGAAAACATATATCGACTTAATTCTTATGATGGCCGGTGTACCAAATACATTTGATTTAGGGTTTACAAATGCAGATAATGCAAGTGCTATTGATAGAAAGTTCTTTAGTCTAGCAATGATAACCGTAAAGATGATGAAACAGTTCAAAAAAGGTTATCTAAGAAGATGGGAACTAATATTTAATAGAATCAACCTTAAAAAACATACAAAATATGACTTTAGAGACATAGCAATAGAATTACCAACAAACTTACCAGCAAATGAGTCTGAAGTAATAGATATGTGGCTAAAAGTTCGTGGATTAGCAAGTGATGAAACAATAGTAGAAAGACTTCCACTAGGATTAGACTATACAAGTGAATCAAACAAAATAGAAGCACAAAATGAAAGAAATATAGAAAACAATCTAAAGAACATGAAGAAAATGGGACAGAATGTTGACGGTGCTGAGTTGAATACAGACAAGAGCAATCCAAACAAGCAATTTGAAACAGGAAAGATTGTTAAAGAAGAAGAAAAACAAGTCAAAGAAAAAGTTGAAGCAGCAGATACCATCAAAAAAGAAGAATAGGAGAATGAACCATGTGGGAATACCATGATGAAAAAATGCGAGAGTTAAAAAAACTGTATAACAAAATGAGTAAACGCACACAAAACAGACTTCAAGAAATATTTGATGGAATAGACTTCGAATTTGACAAGTTATATGATATTGCAAGCAAAGAAAGAAAAGCCAAAATAGACATATACATAGAGGAGCTAAAAGACAAAGGCCTGCTTAAAGGTTATTTTGGTGTACTAGCTAATAACATATACAGAAGAACAAGAGTTAAAAATAGTGAAATTTTAGAATTGTTGATATACGGAGCATATATAGAAGAACAAAACAATTTAGAAGAATCAGAGTTGAAAATATTCAAAGATGATATGAACTATTATTATCAACAAGGACAAAAAGAAGTAAATAAAACATTAAAGCAACCAAAAATGGTGTCAATTATACCTGACGCCATTTTTCTTGCCCTCCTAGATATGCCAAATGTAAAAGGTTATATATATAAGGCGTACATTGAAGCCATAACACGCTTTAACGCAGAGCAAATATATGCACAAGCAGTTATTTGTTTACAACAACAAAAGCCTTTAAAAATGGATTTAGAAGAGTTTCAAAACATTATAAAGAGGCAACAGAACAGAAAGTTAAATGTTAAGCCAAATAAGATATCTGGAGACACTGACTTAACTCTAATAGGTTTGAATAATAAGGCAAAGGCAGAGGGAATGACAAGTTTTGACTCAGAAGCTAAAGTAGAATTTGTTGCAATCCAAGACAATGTAACGACAAAAATGTGTAAAAGCTTAGATGGACAAATATTTTATGCACACAATATGAACACATTCAGAAGATATTCGCAGACAAATGATACATTAGTTGAGTATAAATGTTATGGCCTTGTTCAAGGCTTGAACTTACCACCGATAGATGATGGATTCCATTGGTGTCGTTCGACAATAAAATATTTAAGATAACTAGAGTTGTAGAAATGCAACTCTTTTTATATGCGTTTTTTCCTAGTTAGCAAGAATAAAGGAAAATAAAAATATGTAACGGTCTGGGCTACACAGTAGAACGAGCTGGGACAAAGAAAGGGGAAAATCATGGTTATAAATGATGATTTAAAACAACAAGACGCTGGGGTAGAAACAACAACAGCAGACAATTCTGGGGCAGATAAAGCAACGGAAACAAAGAAAACTCTAAAAGAGTTACTAGCAGAGGACAAAGAGTTACAAAGTCAATATGACAAGAAAGTAACAGAAGCTTTGAATACTGCAAGGAAATCTTGGGAAGAGGATTCAAAAACTAAAATGGCAGAAGCTGAGAAACTAGCCAAAATGAACAGAGAGGAAAAAGATAAGTATGAACGTGAAAAACTTGAAGCAGAAATAGCAGAACTTAAGAAAAAAGATAATGCTAGAACGCTAAAAGATGAAGCAATTCATATTGTATCTGAAAAAGATATTCCTGTCGGTTACTTAGAGCTAATAGATTTTGAAGCTGTTGACGCCACAAGGTCAAAAGCAATAATTGACGCAATAGAGCAATTAAGAGCTAAAGATAGAGAAAAGTTCTTAAATGAAGCTCTTAAACAAAAAACTCCGACACAGAAGCAGACAGCTGAAGTAAAGGAGGAAGACCCATTCATAAAAGGGTTTGATAGTGTATAAAAGGGGGAATAAAAATGGCTATCAATTTAGCAGAAAAATATTCAGATAAAGTAGATGAAAGATTTACAACTGATTCAAAAACAAGTTTAGTAACAAATAAAGAATATGATTTCGTGGGAGCAAGAACAATAAAATTACAATCTGTTGGAACTGCCGAAATGAATGATTATGGTAGAAACACTGAGGGTACTTCAAGATATGGTACAGTTAAGGATTTAGAGAACGAAATCCAAGAAGTAACAATGGAGAAAGACCGTTCATTTACATTCGCAATAGATAAAATGGACGAAGATGAAACTCTAGGAGCATTAAATGCTGGTAAAGCTCTTGCTAGACAACTTAAAGAAGTTGTTATTCCAGAAGTTGACCAATATACTTATGGAAAAATGGCAGCTGGAGCTGGTACTTCTAAAGTAGAAGAAATAACAAGTGATAATGCTTATGACGCATTAGTTGAAGCTGGAGAAGCAATGGACGAAGCTGAAGTTCCTGTTGAGGGAAGAGTGTGTGTATGTGTACCATCATACTACGCTAAACTTAAGAAAGACCCAGCAGCTGTGCTTGATACAGAAGTAGGTCAAGATATGAGAATAAAAGGTGTTGTAGCAAACATGGACGGAGCTATAATCCAAAAAGTTCCATCTAAGCTAATGCCTGCAAACCAAAACTTCATATTGGCACATTCTGTGGCAACAACTCAAGCAATTAAATTAGCTGAGTATAAAATACACACAGACGCTGTTGGTGTATCTGGTAGCTTAGTAGAGGGAAGAATCTACTATACTGCATTTGTTAGAAACAACAAAAAGAAAGCAATATATTCTCATAAATCTGCCTAAGCAGAACTTGAGATAGTTAGGAGGAAATAGCTATGGGTGAAACTACAAACGAAGAAACAAAAGCAAACATAGACAAGGTTATAGCCGACTTAGGGGCTAATTATAAAAATGAAGATAAAGAGGTCTTGGAAGAAACAATCGGTGAAGTATCGTCCATAGCTTCCGACATTTCGAATAGAAAGTCTTCTGACGAGAAACTGTTTCCATATATAAAGAAAGCAGTTAAATCCATTTATTTGTCTAGAGGTGCTGAGGGCATGAAAAGTCGTGGAGAGGGAAGTATATCTAGTTCATACGAAGACATTATTGATACATTGCGTAATGACATTATAAAGAATGGATTAAGGGTGATGAAATAATGTTGTTAAGAGATTTGTTAAAGGTATATATAAGTAGAGCAGAAAAGACGAACGACCATGGAGAGTCAGACACAAAGTGGAACTTCGTGGATTCTGCATACTTAAATATGCAACAAGACTTAGATGAATTAGATATGAAATCTGTTGGAGAAACAGACTTCTCAATATATAAAGCAAGAACTCAAACTGACTATAATATAAAAAAAGGTGATGGAATTTCTTTTGAAGATATATCTAAGAAAGAAGTATTTAAACCAGAATATAGAGTTATGGAAAGAAATAAGATTGGTTCTACTTATATATATAAACTAGAAAAATATAATGGTGAATAAAATGCAAATAAAATTGGAAGTTAAAGGGTTAGATAAACTTAACGCTAAACTCAATGATATAGTTAGACGATTACCATCTACTGTCCAGAAAAGCGTAGAACAAGTATTAAGAGAGACTTGTGAATATGCAATAAGGTTAAGGAGAGGTAATAAAAGTGATGGAATCTTGTTCGAAATGGTAAACACAGATACAAGAGAAATAAAAGGTCGAATATATACCGACCAAGAAACTTTTTCGTATTCGTGGTTTGAACATTTTGGAACAGGAGAATATGCCGAGTTAGAGCATATAGGCCATTCAAAACACTTTATAGAAAGTGGATTTGAAGAGTGGTTCATACCTATAAACAAGGTAAATAGAAGCTTGCCTTACCCAATTATAACAATAAAAGGCTATCAATTTTATTTAGCTCATGGCGTGAAAGCCAATCCGTTCTTACAAAGAGCAGAGTTTGAAATGCGAGATACTAATCTGGACACAATTCAGCAAGGTATTTTAGATATGTTTAGGGAGGTGTGCAAATAATGTTAGGCACAAAAGAATTTTCAGATT